ATGACGAGCCTTAAAAGACGCCTGACGTTTCGTAGGCTGCCTGTCACCCGTCACACCCTGCTGACCAAAACGAATCGTCTTGACCTGCGAACCTTCCTTGGCCACAACAACGTGCGACTTCGTCGGATGGTTGGGGGTGCGCTTAGGCTTGTTGTAGCCAGAAACGCCAGCACGCTCCAGGCGCGAGTCCTTCTTCGCAGCCATCACTTCTTCTTTCGGACAGCAGCGTTGTCAACGAGATTGGGGTACGGCCTGCCCGCCTTTTTCGCACGCGCCTTCGCCGCAGCTTTCTGGGCTGGGGTCAGGGGTGTGGACTTCTTCTTTGGGTTTGGCCGATCCCAGAACGCCTTCTTAGCGGCCACTCTTCTTCTTCGCAGCCTTCTTCATCGGCTTCTGCTTGGCAGCAGCCTTCTTGGCTGCGGCCTTCCCAGCAGGCGTGTACGGGTACTTCTTTCCACCAACCATCGGCATGTCAGCGGCCCTTCTTCGAGAACTTCGGGAGCTTGCTGTTAGCGCCAGCCTGGGGAGGCTTGGTACCCTTGATGCGATCGTTCATGCCGGGACCCTTGCCAGTCGGCGCGGACGGCGGGAACGGGGGGTGCGGGTTCGTCTTCTTGACGCCGCCCTGAGATGCCTGTAGTGCCATGTGTTTCTCCTTATTGAGCGGCAGGGATCTGCCGGACGACCCGACTTGCCATCTGCGGCCTGCCGGACTCTGACAACCCGGCCAGCAACTGCTGCATGGCCGGGGGTGCTTGAGGCCCCGCCCCCATGTCCGGGGGACCACTCGGAGCCATCTGATCTGGGGCGGCACCCATCTCGGGTGTCATGGGCTCGGGGCTTTCAGCCGGACCTTGCGGGGGCGGGGCGAAGGCTGACTTGACAGCCTCCTCAATGGGCACGCCCTTCTTCCGCGCATCCACTAGGGCAGCGAGCACATCAACGACTTGGCCAGGGTTCTGGCCGCTCGCCGCCATCGACGGGATGGCTTGGGCGTAGCCCTGCACTGATGTGAGAAGCGCGTCACGCAGCTTCTCGACATCAATGACTTTCTCTTCTTCCGCCACATTCATACTCACGGGGAGATTGCGGCGAACGAAACTCTTGGATGTCAGGCCCGCACCGAGGGCTTGAAGTGACCACACGAGTGCGCGGTTGGGGTCAAGGCCCGCCATGATGCCGTACTCGTAGGCGACGTTGTAGTTGCCCTTGATGTCACGGCCAGGCGTGTACTTAAGCTCGTAGGGAGTGCCGTTGTGCGCAGACTGAACAACCTTGGTCTGGTCGGGCCACAGGGCCTCATCCATCTCCAGGCACATGCTGATTGAGTCAGCAATCGCTTCACCTAGAACGGCCTGGGTAGTCTTGATGCGAGCGTCGAAGCCGCCCATGAGAGCTTGGACACCACGTCCGGTAACGATGGAAGCGTCCATGTTTCCGGCGCGAGCTTCCGGGAATCGCGTACCAAGTCGAAGCTCCTCGTCCAGGATTCGTCCCTCAATGAGCGCCGACTGCGGCAGCTCGAGGGGAACCCTGCGGATCTGCTGAGGATTCTGGCTACGGATGATCGAGTCGGGGCCAAATGCCATCTCCTGCACGTCTGCCGGGAGAGCGATGGGCGCCTCCACTGCCTTCTGAACCGCCTCCAGGCTGAGCATTGCCAGCTTGGCCTTCGCTGCGTAAACCCAGAGAACGTCGTCAAAAGCGCCTCGCATCTCGTCATCAATACTGGGGCGGACTGCCACAGCAACAGGTACGCGCTTGATGGGGTTCGCGTATTGCGCGAGGACAAGTGCATCGCGCTCCGGTACGAACAGCACGCAGCGATCGGCGTCCCACCACTTGACAATTTCAATGGTGGCTTCGCTTGAGCGCCTGGTCTTGTACGGGTCAAGCTTGTCCGCATACTCGGGGAACAGGGCAGCCAGGTCCGAGACCTTTTTTGTCCAGCGCTTGCCATAGGCGATCACGTTCCCCCATCGATTGAAGTCCACGTAGGCGCCCATGGGATCGTCGACGTGAATGTGGGGACGCATGTCGTCGTAGTTCGCCTCGATGCGCAGCGGCAGGAAGCCGTAGGTGTTGAAGCGATCTGCGCCGACCAGTAGGCGTGAGCCGAAGCGGGAGGCGTAGGGGTAGTAGTTGGCGACCTTGGTGAGTCGATCTGCTCGCGAGCGCTTGGACTCATCGAGGATCGAATCGCCCGCAGCGGTAATGGTCGGCATCACGCCCACCATCTCGGCGGTATCCGAGGCGACCACGTCAATGAAGTTGGCCACGATGGGCTTGGGCCACTCGGACGGGAACAGACCGTCGAAGACAAGCTCGGAGTGCCCCGACCTCACCGCCAGAATGTCCCGCATGCGCTTGTCGCGTTCAGCGTTTTTGCGCTTGAGCACGTCGAAACGAGCGGAGATGTCCTTGGCGAACTCAGCCAATGTCACTCCTAAAGGTAGACGGACTGGCTTTCAGCCCATTCGTCGAGATTGATCACCATCTGCCGCGTCTTATCCCGGTCGGACAGCATCTTGTTGGGCATGTGCCAGGTTTGGTGCTTGCGAGCGCTGGAGAGCACGCGCCGTGCAGACAGCTCCGCAAACCACAGGGCCATCACGGTGTCCTGCTTGCGATGCTTGGTCTTGACTGCCGGACTCCACGACACCAACTGCTCCACAAGCAAACGCACCCCAGGTGCAGTCGCGGTCGGCAGCTCGATCAGGTTGTCCTTCTGGTGCTGGCGCAGTCCGGTCTTGGGATCTTGTGCGACAGTGCCGAACAATCCCGACATGGAGGCAACCCCGAAGTCGGGGTCCATCTTGTTCGAGCCCGTGTGGTGCGGCCTGAGCACGATGCCCTTGTTTGCCAGGTACTGGCGCAGGATCTCGTCCTGTGACAGGTACCCCTGGAAGGCGTTCTCCTCGATCACCCATTCGCTGGGCTGGTACACCTCGGTCATCTCCGAGATGAGCTCGCGGATCTGCATCGGGGTGGGCGAGGAGATGACGCGCATATCCAGCACCCACCGCTTGCCCGTCTGTCTGTCGACACTCAAGGCAACAGCCGCACAATCTCCGGCAATAGCCGGGTCCATCGCGCAGATCGTGTAAAAGCCGTCGATGTTGTCCGGGTGGGCAGCCAGATTCGGATTCAGCGGGGCCGGAGTTCTGCGTCCATTGACGCATCCGCGCACCGCCACCGCATCGAAGGTGGCATTCTCCTCGACATCTTGCTGCTGGTAGATGAGTGACCACTTAGTGGCGCCCACCTCGTTGCGCACCTGGGCGAGCCGTTTACCCGTCCAGCGGGGGTAGACCCCGTCACTGACAGGTTCATCCGCTTCGCTCATCGGCTCGTCGGTGACGGGCCATAGTGTCTGCCAGTCATCCTCGGAGTCCGCGTACTTGAGCACCGCGGGCATAGCCAGGTAGGACCAAGGAACCACGCTATCGGCGTAGTGATCAGGGTTGCGTAGCTCTCGATACAGATCCATCGGGGCGACGCGAGTACCCACCACCAGGAGCTGACCGTCCGACAGGCGGGAAGCGACTTCCTGGCGAATCCAATCCATCTGGGATTCCCACTGGCCTGCATTGGCGAGCGTGACCGTATCGTCCAGAATGATCAGGTCTGCGCGGTTTCCATAAATCTGGCCACCCATGCCGACAGCTTCGACACTGGGGTCCTTGGATCCGTCCTGAGCTTCACCACCCAGGTAGACCTTGGTGGCTGACCACTGGTCAGACGCCGCGCGCCACCCCTCAGGGGGTCCAAACGCGAGCTGGAACTTCGCGTACCTCGGGTGGGTCATGCGCTGCTTGATCGCGTAAAGGAACTTCTTGGCCTGATCCTGGGTCTTGGAGACAATCATGACCTTGAGGTTGGGGTTCTTGGCCAGGCGGTAGGTGACGTACTCGATGGTGATCGTCATCGACTTCGCGTGGTTGGGGGGAATATTGATCAAGACGCGCTTGGAGCCCCGGGATCCGGGCTCGTAGATCATCGAGGGGTGGACCCAGGCGGGTTCACGTCCCTCCAGGATGTCGATCATGTTCTGCTGGTGGGGCCAGATCTTTCGACCCAGGTACTCCTCGCAGAACTCCGCGAACTCCCCCACCTGCATCTGGCGGAGGTCGGGATTCGATACGACATTTCGGATCGCGTCGATCTTGGTGGCCCAGTCCCGGTCGGTACGCCGCTGTCCCTCGTACCAGGAACGGGAGCGCCCGACAATCTGGAGGGCCTCCGCGACGTTCGACCCCTGTCGAAGCAGCTCCTCGAGCTGCGTGCGGATCAGCTCGGCTGGCTTGTTGTCTCGCTTCTTGTATTGAGCCATAACAAAGCCTCCTAGTGTCGAGCCTCAACCCACCCGTCCGGCTCGACGCCCCACGTCGGGACGGCGGGGAGGGGGTTGGGAGCGAGACACGTCCACGACAGCCCGCTACCGGGCTGCGTGATGAGGGGCCCTAAGGGAGCACCCGTAGGGGGTGCTCCTGAGAGCGAGCCCCTGAGGCCCCCCGCCCCTTCTCCCTGGGGGGTCGAAGGGGCTCTAGGGGAGAAAAGGCTTCTAATAGGTAAGGAGGCTTGCATCAGCCCCCCATGCAAGGCCACAGGCCGTGTGATCTGCGTCACAGGGCTCTGACGTGGGCAAACAATCCTTGGAATCTGCCCAAGAGCTTCCTGAGGGGGTGGGGGAATTGGCGGAAATTAGTGAGGGGGCAGGGTATTCGGGGTGGAGGGGGGTATTAACAATCCCCGGGTCGAGCTGTCCGATTGGCCGGGATCGTCCCGATTCGACATAAGGGCTGACATGGGCTCATCTCCGCGCACACGCGCGCATGACGCGCGCGAAACACGCGCACGCGAGCACGCTCGCATGGTCCTAATACCGTTCACCTGACAGGGCCGGGCGCACGACGTGGCTCTAATGGCGGGATGAGATCACAGGACGCCCGCTACGGGCCCTAGGAAGGCCGTAGACGCGACAGGATGCGGGCAGGGTAGTCCGGTTAGGGTCCGGGACGATCGGGCCGCTACGGGCCCGACAGGGCCGCCAGGGTGGGAACTCACCTGGTCGCACGCCCGAGCTCGAGGGCGCTCGAGCGCGGACATGAGAAAGGGCCCGACCCCTTGCGGGATCGGGCCCTCTCGGGCGTGCGGCGTGCGCTAGCGCGCACCCGCCAGCAGGGGCGCGAGCATCGCCGCGAGCGCGGCGAGTGCGTCACTCGAGGAATCCGGGGCCGACTCGAGGGGCGCGACCTCGAGGGGCGCGCCCGTGGTCACGACCACGGGCGACCCGTGAGTGCGGCAGGCGCCCGACGGCCCTACCAGGAGCGTGCAAGGCGTCCCCTTGCGCGTCGGCACCCCGCACGCGCCAGCACCGGGCGCGACCTCGAGGGCCGGGGCCGCGTGGTGCGGTGGCCGCCATCCCACCGGGGCCCCGGTGGCAAACGGCGCGAGGACGTCCGCGCACGCGCGGCCGCGCTCAGTCACGCGCACGTTCCATGCACGCTTGTCGGCAGGCTCGCCGGCCAGGCTCTCGAGTACGGCCCCGTCGGGGCCGATAACGACGGCGAGACCGTCGCGCCGCATGGACTGGACGTGCATACGCTCACCCCGTGACAGTGCGCCGTAGGTGACGGTCGAGCCGGACGTGAGGGCCGCCAAGATGGCGGCGTAGTTGCGATCGGACATTGATCGGTTCCTTCCGTGATGGGCCGGGGTGGATCCCCGACCGCTGACACCATGGTGACATGCCAACACAGAATGCATACACATCGGGCATCGAGCCCGCCTCCCACGCGCATGCGCGCGCGAGCGGGGACGGGTGTGTAGGTGACGGGTACCGTGCAGGCACCGCCTGCGCGCACGGAGCTGGCCCCATTTCGAGGCTTGTCAAGTACCGAATTTCCCTTGCAAACAAAGGGATTTCTGGCATTGCAGGATGCTTGCTGGAAACTTGCTGCTATCCTGGTATCGCCCCATCGGGAGTCCTCCCCCGGCTCCCGGTGGGGCATCTCACATCTGATACGCAACATACACACACGATTGGAGATTGCGATGACTGACGTGCATGTGCCTCCCGATGAGGCGACCGAGGTTGAGCCGTGCTCATGTGACTGGGCGTCCTTGTATGCACACACCACGATATGCAGTGACGATCCTCACCCTGACTTCCCCGACCTGTGCTACGCGCACGGTCGTGACGCACGCACGTGTGACTGGTGCGGCCGTACCATGCACCGCCACGACACGTACTACTGCAACCATCCCGCCGCCAACATATGCGAGTCGTGCTACTACGACTTCGTCGCAAACTGCGAACACTGCGGTGAATACTACAGCACGGACGACTACAGCGGGTGCCCGCACGACTGCG